ATGAGGGTCTTACTAACCACATGATTAACGTTGCAGAGAATCGTGGTGACTGTCTGGCTATCATTGACCTTGCTAACGCATACACGCCTAAGACAGAATCAACCGCCGCTGCAGAAAGCCGTGGCGCTAACGTCAGCACCGCAGTTAGTAACATGCGCAGCCGAGGACTTAACTCCAGCTACGGCGCAGCTTACTTCCCATGGGTACAGATTTCTGACCCACAAACTGCACAGCGCGTTTGGGTACCGCCCTCTGTTGTCGCTCTCGGCGCAATGTCCTACGGTCAGAAGACTCAGGAGCTTTGGTTTGCTCCCGCAGGCTTCACCCGAGGTGGACTGTCTGAGGGACGCGGTGGACTTCCAGTCATCGCAGTCTCTGAACGACTGACTTCTGCGGAGCGTGACGATCTTTATGACGCAAACATTAACCCCATTGCTCAGTTCCCAGCAGAAGGTATCGTGGTCTTCGGACAGAAGACTCTACAGGTCACCGAATCTGCTCTGGACCGAATCAATGTGCGTCGTCTCATGATTTTCGTCAAGAGAGAGATTTCTAGAATGGCAGCTACCCTGCTCTTCGATCAGAACGTACAAGCTACTTGGGATCGTTTCACCGGTCGCGTGAACCCTTTCCTTGCCGGCATCAAGGCACGACTTGGACTCATGGATTTCAAGGTAGTGCTAGACAACACAACCACAACCCCAGATCTTATCGACAGAAACATTATGTATGCTAAGATCTTCCTTAAGCCAGCTAAGGCAGTCGAGTTTATCGCTATCGATTTCGTGATCACCGACTCTGGTGCAGCGTTTGAGGACTAAGATATAAAATAGCGGAACGGTAGGGGGTTTTCCTCTCCGTTCTACTATTTATTATTGAAACGGTTCAGCGTCTCAGAACGCGGAACACAAAGAATATTTCGGAGGATATTATAATGTCAGGTTTTTGGAGAGAATCCACAGTAGAGCCCAAAAGAAAGTTTAGATGGATCTTGAGTGTAGGCGAGGGGCAGATTCCTGCTTGGATCATCAAGAAGGTAACCAAGCCAACGTTTACGATCAGTGAAGTTAAGCACAGCTTTATTAACCATTCATTTTACTATCCCGGTCGAGTAGAATATAACGAAATTGAATTCACGCTTGTTGATCCTGTCGAGCCTGACGCGGCACAGGGACTTATTAACCTTATCGAAGCATCAGGTTATACTTACCCAGACAGTGAAGCACTTGCGAAGCAGACGATCACGAAGGCAGAGGCAGTAGAAGCATTGAACCACTGCTACATTCAGCAGATCGACGCAGAGGGAGCCACCATGGAAGAGTGGTACCTTGAGAACTGCTGGGTCAAGGAAGTTAACTTCGGCGATCTGGACTACGAGTCAGACGACATTAACGAGATTACCGTTAAGGTGCGTTACGACTTCGCTCAAAAGAACGTATAAAAATTTTAAACAACTGACAACTTAGGTTATACTAATCATACATTGGAGGATTAATGTCAGGTCGTAATAACGACGAACGAACAGGAGCCAGACCTACAGATGGGGATAGTGCTGCTGCCGTTCAGTCTGCGGTCGAGTCATCTCGACCATCAAACCAAAACCAGTCGGGACTAAGTTTTGTTGTCCCAACAGAATTTGTAGAGTTGCCGTCCGGCGGCAAGTACTACGCTAGCGGTCATCCGCTTCATGGACAAGAGACTGTTGAGATCAAGTTCATGACAGCCAAGGACGAAGACATTCTTACGTCCCGTTCTCTTCTTAAGAAGGGATTGGCTATTAACCGCTTTTTACAAAACATCATTGTTGACAAGAGAGTCAAGGTGGAAGATCTACTTGTCGGCGATAAGAATGCTATGCTGACTGCAGCACGTATCTCTGGATACGGGGCAGAATACAGCACAAACACAACCTGCCCTGCCTGCGCTACTACAGCAGTGTACGACTTCGATCTAAACGAAGGGCAGATTACGGGCTTCCATTCAGAGAACTGCAATCATGAGCAGTTTCTTGGGCGAGTTACTGAGGCTGAAAACAACACATTTAATATTGTGCTGCCAAAGTCAGAAGTTACGGTCACTGTTCGCATGCTTACCGGAGCAGATGAAGAGAAGCTAACCCAAGCAATGAACAGCAAAAAGAAATCCAACGTGGTTGGGTACGATACTAACATGACTGACCAGATGAGAACGTACATCGTGGCAGTGAATGGTAGTTCACAGATGGGGCATATTCATGCGTTTGTTAACGCAATGCCCGCAGCGGATTCGCGCTTCTTGAGAAACACTTATCAAGCGCTAATGCCGAATTTTGACTTGAGACAGCACTTTGCGTGTGAGTCATGTGGTTATGAGCAAGACATGGAGGTGCCGTTTACTGCGGACTTTTTTTGGCCTAAGCAGTGACTACATGGCAAATGTATATGAGCAGTTTTTCTTGCTCAAATACCATGGTGGATGGAGTTTCATAGAAGCATACAACCTCCCAGTAAAACTACGCACATGGTTCATGAAGCGATTGCAGCAACAGTTTAAAGACGAAGCAGCACAGATGAAGAAGGCTCAAAGAGGCAGTTCATCATCCGCCAGAAGACCCAGCATGCCAAGTGTAAGCAAGCCCAGCGTATAGCTGGACTGCTTTTTAAAAAGACCGGGAATATTTCCGGTCTTTTTTCTTTTTTTATCAACTATTTATATGAGGATACTAGTATGTCTATCGGAGGATTGCAGATGAGCGAAGACCAAGGGGACTTAGCGCCTATTGTTATTGACTTGACGGTCGCTGAAACGGGCGAGATGAACGAGAGCTTTTTGGCTATGTTCGGAGGAGGGATCAAGATGATTCTTCAGCGTATGTTTGGCGGACAGAAGGTACCGCTGGTAGTACGCGGCAACAGGCGTCAAGTTAAGGACTTTGCTCGTACTCTTGCCGGCGAGAAAAGATACTACAAAGACTATGTAAAGTATGGGTTGGATGACCCGCGCACTTATCGTAGTAAGTATGCGCTCCGAGGTGCTGTAAAGAAGTTTGAACGCAGCACAGGCATTGATTGGCCATTTAAATAAGCCGATGTCGTGCCCGCAAGGAGAGTTATTAAAGTATGGCTAAATTTGAACTCCCAGAAGGCTTAAGTCCAGAAGCCTTAGCGCTGATTATCAAGTCGTTCAAGGAACTTAATGTTGCTGCAGGAGAGACTGCTCAACATCTTTCTCAGATGAACGAAGATGCTATTGCTCTGGCTAACAACGTCGCTAAAACCAACGCAAAGCTTGGTGAGCAACGCGAAGTTATTGAAGGTGCGGCAGCAGAAGCTGAGCGTAAGGGCAAGCTGCACAACAACCAATACGCATGGCATGAAAATCACGCAAAGCAGTTAGAAAACGAAGCGAATCTTCATCGCGACATTCATGGAAACTTGAACGAACAGGGCAAAGCCCTGATGAAGCAAGCCGCTGAATACAGGCACATCAACGACAGCGCTCAAAATGCTGCGGAAACATCTCTAGAGTTTGCGCAAAATATTACCGGCGTTTCAGACGCATGGCGAGGCACGGTAATCGGCTCGTTCTTGGAAGGAAACTTTGAGGCAAACCTAGAAAGAACGATGACGGCACTGAAGGGCAACTTCAGCGCTGCGAACATGCTTGGCTCATCCTTGATGAAGGTGCAAGAAGCGACAGCAGCTATGGTCGTCTCGGCAGACGCCGAGTTCGCTAGCCTTAACAAACTTACTGGCACTACCGGCGAGTATAATGACATGGTTATGGACACCATGCAGAACAATGCCGAGTACAACGTTAGTGTTCAGGACGCCGCAGAATCTGTAGGCGCTCTATTCACAGAAATGAGCAACTTCAGCAACATGTCGAAGGAAGCTCAAGCGCAGGCGGTGGAAACAACGGCTCAGTTGAAGGGTCTTGGCATTGACGCGCAGACAACTGCAGCAAACTTTGAGATTATGACAGGTGCCTTGGGCATGTCATCACAAGCAGCAGGAGAGGCGCAAAAAGACTTCGCTGCTATGGCTGCAGACTTGGGAGTAAGTGCCGCAAAGATCTCCAAAGACTTTGAGCGAAACGCAGATGTGTTTGTTGCCTATGGAGATCAAGCAACAGAGGTATTTAAGGAAGTTGCTGCAGCAGCTAAGGCTACTGGTATCGAAATGGACGCGCTACTTGGTATCACCACACAGTTTGACACCTTTGAGGGCGCAGCGAAAGCAGCCGGTACATTGAATGCAGTTCTCGGCGGCGGTGTTCTAAATTCTATGGATC